AAGCGTGACCGCATCGAGAACTACGAATCGATTAACGAGGACTACGTGATCGAGGATTACGCGGCGGGCTGTCTGGTCGAAAACATCCAGCTCGGCGACTTCAGCAAACCTGAAGCACCTGCGGGAGAGTAACGCATGTTAAGCCCTGCCCAACGTCACATGATGCGCCAGCAGGCGGTCGAGGCCGCGCAGCAGCAGTCAAACCCGCTGCGCCATGCCAACGGTTATGAGCTGATGCTGATGAAGCTCAACGAGGATAAGCGGCAGCTGAAAAAGGTGCGGTCAATCGAGCGCAAGGCCGAGCTGAAACGCCAGCTGCTGCCCGCTTACCTGCCGTGGGTGTCCGGCGTGCTGGAAAGCGGCAAAGGCGCACAGGATGCCATCCTGATGACGGTAATGATCTGGCGTCTCGACGCCGGTGATATTCCCGGCGCGCTGGAGATTGCCCGCTATGCGCTTCAGTTCGGCCTGGTGCCGCCTGATACGTATAAGCGCAACAGCACCGCCTATCTGCTGGCCGAGGATGTCGCCGAGGCGGCGCTGCGGGCATGGACGGCAAAAGAGCCGGTCGATATCGACCCGCTGCTGGCAACGCTGGAACTGACGAAAGCAGAGGATATGCCGGACGAGGTGCGCGCCAAGCTGCACAAAATCACCGGCTATACCCTTCGCGATACGGGCAGGGCTATGGATGCGATGGAACACCTGAAACGTGCGTTGCAGCTTGATGGCCGCTGCGGCGTCAAAAAGGATATTGAACGGCTGGCAACCGCCCTGAAAAAACAGGTACTCGCCAGCCGCTAACGAACGCGCCCCGCGCCGGGCGGCACGGCTGCTGCGATCCGTTTTACGGTATCAATGCCGCCGTCCACCGCCCACCTATTCAGAGGTCACTATGAGCACGGTTGTTATTTCCGCCCCGCGACCGGCAGACGCTGCCGAGCCGCCGATTATTAACACCTTTTTCTGGCCGGACGTTGACCCGAAAAACCTGCGCGACAGCCTGCGTTATGAAGGCACCGTGACCGCCGCGCGCCTGCGCCTCGCCATCAAAACGGCGATGTCAGAAGTGAATGCCGAGCTGTATGACTACCGCGAACGCCAGATGCTGGCCGGTTTTAAAACGCTGGCCGATGTACCGGCGGAAACCATCGACGGCGTCAGCATCAAACTGACGCACTACTTTGCCGCCGTCAGCTCGCTGACCGCCGCAACCATCGTCGAACGCTATCGCGGCTATGACGCCAGCGGCACCCGCACCGCCAGCGAAATCGAGGCTAGTGCAGATGAATACTGGCGCGACGCCCGCTTTATGATTGCGAAAATCGCCGGTCAGCGCCCCTGCATTATCGGGCTGCTCTGATGCTTATCTATGCGCAGCAGGGAGATACCGTCGATGACATCTGCTATCGCCATTACGGGCGCACGCAGCAGGTGGTTGAAATGGTTTACGCGGCCAATACCGGTCTCGCCGATCAGGGGGTGATCCTGCCTCACGGCTGGCCGGTGGAGCTGCCCGACCTGCCGGAATCCTCCACGCGCGACACCCTCCAACTGTGGGACTGAGCAATGGAAAAAAACAGCTCAATCATCAGCTATCTGATTGGCCTGCTAATGATGTGGCTGAGCCGCCACTCGGTGCAGGACATCGCCTTTATGACCGGCACGCTGGTTGCGCTGGTAACGATGGTAATTAACGTGGCGAGCTTTTTTATCAACTGGCACTACCGCCGCAAAACCTACCGGCTGCTGAAACAGCAGCAGATGCCTGACGGGGTGGCCGATGAGTACATTCGTTAAACGCTGTTCGGTGGCGGCGGTGCTGGCAATCGCCGCGCTGCTGCCGCAGGCGAAGCTGGTAAACGTATCCGCCCAAGGGCTGGCGCTGATTGCCGATGCGGAAGGCTGTCGGCTGGCACCCTATCAGGACTGCGGCGGCGTCTGGACTAACGGCATCGGCCATACCGGCGGCGTGACGTCAAAAAGCTTTATCGACGAAAAGCTGGCGGCGCTGAATTTCCTGTGGGATGTGATGCGCACCGAACGCGGCGTGGCCGCCTGCCTGCTGGTGACGCTGCCGCATCAGATTTACGACGCCGCTATCTCACTGGCCTTTAATATCGGCGTGGGGAATTTCTGCAACTCGACGATGGTCAGGCTGCTGAACCGGGGTGAATGGCGCAGTGCCTGCCTGCAACTGCCGCGCTGGATATATGTGAAAAAGGTGCGCAATCAGGGGCTGGAGAACCGGCGCGAACGGGAAATGGCCTGGTGCCTGAAGGGGGCAGCGTGACGCGCATCTTAATCGCAATACTGGCGCTGGCACTGGCGGCGCTGGCCTTTACCGGCTGGCGCAACACGCAGCTGGCTGGCGAACTGAAGCTTGCGCAGGGGGTTATCGGCACGCTGTCGGCAGGGATTGAAAGCCGGGATCTGACCATTGGCCGCCTGAAAAGCGAAGCCAGTAACCGTGAGCTGAGCGAGCTGGCGCTGCGGGTGAATTTAGGCACCGCCAGCTCGCTCGGCCTGACGCGGCAGTTTAACGACCAGAGGGTGATTGATTCCGATGAGACATTGCAAAAGTGGAGCCGTACTCTTTTGCCTGATGCTGTTATCAGGTTGCACCAGCGACCGGCCTTTGCCAGCGCCGCAGACTATTTACGTTGGCTGTCCGAGGGTAACAAGCTGCCCGATCCCGGGCAACGACCTGAAAACCGAAGGTGATTTACGCGCTGATAATCGCCAGCTCGAAATCGCGCTGCTGATGTGCGGTTTGCAGATTGAAACCATCAAAACCTGCCAGGAACAACACGATGCTAAAACCGGCACAACTTCGCCAGGCGTTAACCGGCAGCGTACCGCTGCTGGCGCGCAGCCCTGACAGCCTGACCGTATTTATTGATAACGGGCGCATCGTCTCCACGCTGGCCGCCTCGCTATCGTTTGAATACCAGTACCGGCTGAATCTGGTTATCACCGATTACGCCGGTGATGTTGACCTGCTGATGGTGCCGGTGCTGGCGTGGCTGCGTGAGAACCAGCCGGATATTATGGCGACTGAGGAAAAGCGCAGAACCGGTTTTGTCTTTCAGTCGGATGTGATCAGCGATGCGCTGAGTGATATCAGTATCGAGCTACAACTGACGGAACGGGTCATCGTAAAGGATATCGATGGCGCATTACACGTCACCCACGCGGCTGAGCCGCCGCTGCCGGAAAGTGCGGAACGTCCAACGCAGATGTTTGCTGGCGGCCATCTGGTCAGCGAGTTATCGCTATGAGCGAGCTACAGCCGTTTATCGACCGGCTTTCGGCGCTGATTAACAACCTGTCACCGCAGGAACGCAGAAAGATGGCCAGCGCCATCGCCCGTAAGCTGCGCGCCAGTCAGCAGCAAAATATCAAGCGCCAGCAGGCACCAGATGGCACGCCGTTTAAACCCCGCAAAACTCAGTCCATCCGCAGCAAGAAAGGCCGTGTCCGGCGTGAGATGTTCGCGAAGCTGCGGACGGTGAAATATATGAAGGCCAGAGGCACCGCGAACGATGCCACTGTGGAGTTTGCAGGACGAGTGCAGCGCATGGCGCGGGTGCATCATTATGGACTGCGGGATCGGCCAGTGCGTGGGGCTGAGGATGTGGAGTATGAGGTGAGGCCATTGCTTGGACTTAATGATGACAACTTAAAAATGATTGAACAAGAAATCATTAATCGCCTTTAGCTCTTATTACCGTTGTTCTTTCTCTGGTCTGAAATCCAGTTACACCGATCCATCCGCCTTGAGCTGGCAGCATAAGCGGGAGGGCGACCGCTTTGTGCCAGAAGCAGGCTTAATAACATTTTTTGGGTCAGTCATTAGTGAGTAGAAGACCCGGAGTAGTTCCCGTCGCCTGATATATCATAATGTTGGGTTTGTTCCGCGATCTTAGCACGCAATTTAACAAGTAGTATTCGCGTAGTAATTTATACGTTTTCCAAGCACTTCCCCCTTTTAGTTCACGGATCCTGATGTTAAAATGATCCATCTTTATGCCTCTGGTGGAATTCAATTCAAAATGAGTTTTATTTTAAAGAAAAAAACCGTCCAAGTTTGCTCAATACTTGGAGTGGTGACGGCCGTTTTAATTTTATTTCTCACGATTCATTTTCGCGATTATGCTTTATACTCAGAAAATATAGTGACTAATGGCAAGACTGGATTA